ACGGGCACCTGCTGTCCGCCCTGCCAGCTTGGCCGAGTCGTAATGCACTCGACAAAGCCGGCCGGCGGGGTGCGGACAGGCGCTGGCGGCGCTTGCACGTCGCCAGCAGTGTCCGCGGGGATGGCTTTGCGGCTCATCAGGTGATCGAGCTCGATGCCGAGAAGGCGCCGGCGATGCGCACGCCGACGTCTGCGGTCAGGAAAGCCCGGATGCCGGTGATGCCAGCGGCGAAGTTGGCGTAGGGGTTTGCGGCCAGTTCGAGCGCGCCCCATTCGGCAAAGATCACCTGCGAGAAATCGCCGAAGATCGCGGTCGCTGCCGGCATCTGGTTGGTTGACGCGGCCCGGAAGCCCAGCACGTTGCCTTCGAGGATGTTGCCGACCCACAGCGGCGTATCGGTCGAGGCGAAGCGCTGCCGCTGCGCGAGCAGGCTGGCAACGGTCGGCGTGGTCAGGTACGCACACGACGGCGACAGCGCATTCGCGCCAGCGACGTCAACCTGCGCGTCGAGCAGCGCGGCCAGGCCCAAGGTCGTGCCGGTGAAAGCGCCGATCGAGCCCGTACCGAGAATCCCGACCGGAGCCCCGGAACCGCCGACGTTGATGCCGGCAGCGTCGAGCGCGACGCCCAGCACCTTGGCCAGGTCCTGCATCACGAACATGTCGGCATCCGGCGTGCTCTGCTGCAGCAGCAGGCGGGAAATCTCGGTGTAGGCGCCCAGCACTTTCGGCCGCAGTTGCAGCAGGCCGATGGTCTGCTGGCTCTCGGTGATGCTCGTCGCCTCGGTCGAAAGCCAGTAGCCGGTTGCGGCGCCGGTCTGTTTGGTGATGTCGGCGTTGCCGACCAGACCGCCCAGCGTGCGGGCGCCCAAGGCCTTGAGCAACGTCGCATTGCGCAAGAGTTCAATGAAATCCTGCGGGCGCAGCGTGGTGGCGACCATGTGACCGCCGGCGGTGGTGGTGCCGACGGTCATGTCGCGCTTTTGCACTTCCATCGGCAGGAACAGGCTGTTTTCCGCCTGGCGCTGGATACCGGCCGACTTTGCCTTTTCGGCAAAGGCGTTGCTCGCTTCGCGTTCCAGTCCGGCCTTGCTCCAGTCGCCGCTCAACATCGCCGAGACGGCGCGCACGATGGAGAAGCGGCGCGCTTCGGTGCTGGTCATCCCGATTTCCGGAGTCCAGGCTGTGCCGCGCTTGGCGACATGATCCATGATCTGCTTGGCAAAGTCCTCGGCACCGGTGCCGCTGCGGATGGCCTGTGCAGCCATGTCGGAGACGCCGAAGCTATCGAATTGCTTGGCCATCGCTTCAATCGATGCGATGCGCGCGAGGCCCTTGTCGTGGATGGCGCGCTCCATGGCGGCCAGTTGTTCGGGGGTTGGGTTGTCCATGCGTTTGTGCTCCAGAGGGGTCAGGGTTGCCGGCGCTGCCGGCGCTGCGGGAGGTGTTGCGGGTTCGTCGTCGGCCATGCGGCCAATGCCGACGCTGGCATCGGCCGGGATGGTGACGAGCGAGTTTTCCAGCGGCTCCCAATCGATGACGCGATAGGTCGCTGGCGTGTCCGCAGCCCGTTCCAGGGGACCGGCGACGCTATCGAGCGCACGCCGGAAGGCGGCCAGATCGCCGGGGGTGTCGCGCTGACAACGCGAGAGCACCCGGCCAAAGTGCTGGCCGTCGAGTTTTCTTTCGATCGATTTGCCGTCTTTGGTCGTGCTCTGCTCGATGACGGCGTGGATCTCGTAGCCGACTGATGCCTTGGCGAGGTGACCGCCGGCGATCAGTGCGATCGTGCGGCCTTCGTCGGCAGCCCAGGCGACAACGACATTACCGCGCACGGCATGGCCGTCGGCAATGACGGAGCCGGGGACGTGATGCCCCAACAGGGCATCGAGGCGGTGGTTGTAAAGCAGCGCGGCGCCGTCGTTGAGGCGCTCCAGGCGGACTGATTCGGGGTTGCAGTCGAGGACCTCGATACCCCACCAGCGTTCGTAGGGGGTGTCGGATGCGAAGGCCATCGCCAGGGTCAGGTCGGCGCGGTCTTCCGGCGCGGCCTGGTCAGGCGAGCGCTCGAATGTGCATTGCCGGGAAAAGAGACTCATGAAAAATCCTCCATGAGTCGCTTTTTACGCGGCGGTTGTCACCTCGATAAGGCGGGGGTGGTGACAGCTTGACAAAGGGGTACGGCGTGGCGCGGGCGGCATTGTGGCGATGGTGGATGGCACAAAAAAACCGCCGAGATAGGCTCGGCGGCTAGTGCTCATCGTGATGGGTTATATTTTCACGATTCGCGGCGGAGACATTCCGAGTCGGTACGGGACCATGTCGTCAGAGTAGAGCGCTAAAACAATAGACGCCGTTGATGTGAGCGCCGCCGAATTCTCTTGGCACTGAAACGGCTGAAACGCGCAATGCCCAAGCCATCGACTTTCCGGCAAAGTGAAGCCGGAAAATACAGAAACTTGATCCGCCACAATGCTGCCGTTTGCTGCTTTAGCTATCGTGAACCGTGCCTGTGTCGCCGTTGGCGTTGGCATGACAAGCCCGAGCGGGTCAATCATGAAATCAAACTCAATGCCTAACTTGTCGTTTGCGACGATACTCAGTAACGTTGGGTCGAACGTGTATTTAAGGATTGCATTTGCGCTGGCCGCCGTTGGCACGAACTCGCACGTCTGCATTGTTTTTCCGTCAATCACCTCTATTTTCGCGTTCTGCCGTGTAACGGACGTCACCTGTATAGTAATGCCCGTCGCAACCGTGCCGTAACCTAGGACAGAGGATGCGGCGAATTGCGGGTTTGTCGACAGATTGACGCCGTTGTATCGCCCCCCCAGAGAAGGCCCAAACACCGAGGACAGCGCCGCACTTTCAAGTATTGCGAGTTCCTGCTGACCTCTGGCTGACAAATGGATGCCATCAGTTGACATGCCAGGCATATAAGCTCCGTCCGATTTCGCGATTTTTCCAACGACGGAGATGTAACTCACGCCTGAAACCGTCTTTGCGTAGTCTGCGAACATCTGATTTAGCAGCCCGATAGCAATCCGAGTAGTGGCCGGGTCAGTCGCTCCCGCCGCAGAGTAACCAAACAGTCCCTCATCAATCACATAGACGCCGTTCGTCGTGAACCGATTGATTAGTGCGACGTGGTTAGCGTAAGTCGCAGCCACCGTTGCCGACAGCGTTCCCGCTGTGACAGTCACCAAATCATTGATTGAGCCGGCCCGTAGCAGTACAGCGTCAGGGTACAAATCAATCACGTCCTGCGTAGCTTTTCTGGACGCGGATGCTCCTGCAGAATCTCTAGCCAGCATTTGTGTAGTGTTTTGCCCGCTTATCCCGCCGTTAGCAACAAGCCACGCTTTAGGGTATTTTGTCGACGCTTGATAAACATGCGGTTCGACTGCGACGACCGTGCTTGAGGATGCGGGGAATGGGACGTTCCACACCGATGTATCTGTATTTGTACTACCGGTGTTTGCCAATGAATCACCGAATGTCGCAATTCGCAACGTGGTTTTCTGCGCTGGCAAATAAAATCTACGATCTCCGGCGGTTAATTTCATCGGCTCGGCGAAAGAATAAACCTCGGCCATTACCTGAACATTACCGCCAAGCATAGGGTTTGTCGTGTAGGTTGCGCACCCGCGCGCGACCAGATCGGCCTCTACAGCAGCGCCAAGGCTTTGCGTCGTCGCTGCTGCCAGTTCTACCCCGCCGACGCGTACGGGTTTGGTCAGGATAATCGTCATGCGGGGAGTTGCTCCTGTTTGGGGTTCAGTGGGGTGGCCGGTGGCGCGGTCAGGTCGATTCCATATTGCCTGGCCAGCGCTTCCTCGGTCTGCAGATCGTCGAAAATCTCTTCGATGTCGCGGCCCTGCTCGCGGGCGATGCGCGAGCGCGAGGTGATGCGCAGGGCGATACCTTCGCGCGCGGTCTCGACATCCTTGAGCGGATCGACCCAGGCCCAGCCGCGGAACTGCCAGGCGTGCGCCGCGAATTTGTCGGCCTTGATGATCGGGAGCGCGGCGCCGTTGTCGAGCAGGATGGCGCCGTTGAGCAGGGAAAATCGCAGCCAGTCGGCGAAGATCGGCTCCAGCCACGCGGCGGCGAACCACGTCTGGCGCTTCTTCCACTCATCCCGCGCGCTCAGCAAGGCCGCACGGATGCTGGAGAAATTCACGGCCTCGTAGTCGTTGCAGAGTTCCGGGTAGCTGGCGCCCGGCAATCCGCTGGCCATGCGCTGATTGGCGATTTTCAAAAACGGCCCGAACACCTCGTTGGGATATTTGCTGTCAACTGTGCGGATGTCGTAGCCGGTCGGGATGGTGTCCCAGGTGCCGGCGGCGCTGGTGACGATGCGGGCGCCTTCGTTGCCGTCCTCGTCGGTGGTCTCGGTGCCGATCGGCGGGGCGCTGCCGTCAGGAGACACAAAAAACCCGAGATGGTCGGCGCCGTGCTTGGCAGCGACCAGCGCCGACAGCGCAAACTCTCCGGAGTAGTACATGGAGAGGATCGCCGCATGCCCCCACGGAATCCCGCGGCGCTGTTCGGCCCGCTGCGGGATAAAGCGGTGCAGCACGGCATCAGCCGGCACGCGCTCGGCATTGCGGGCGCTGGCGGCGGTCATCTGGCCGGTCGTGAAGTGGTACGCGACCGGGCGGCCGTTGGCGTTGATTTCGACGCCGGCGACGATGGCATTCTGCGTGCCGTCAGCGGTGCGATTGAGCCAGGTCGCGAGGCGGTCGACGTCGAGCAGTTGCAGCGAGTAGCCCCATTTGTTGCCGGCGGCCTTGCCGTATTTCGGCAGCACCAGCGCCTCGCCATCGCGCGCGGTGCCGCGCACAATCGCCTGGCACAGGCCGGCCCACGAGTAATGTCCGGAGACCTCGCAGACACCCGGCTTGCCCCATTCCGCCCAGGCATTGGCGATCGCCGTACGCGCGCCAGTGTCCGGGCTGCCGGGAGCGTTATCGACCAGCGAGACGAGGCGCGGCGCGGTCTCGCCGACGATGTTGGTCTCGCAAATGTCCAAATAATTCCGCATGAAATCGTTGTCGAATTCGAGCTTGCGCGACCGGCTGCGCAAGGCATCCAGGTCGTTGCGCAGTTCGTCGTCGATGCGCTCGGCGGTGAGCCGCCAGCTTTCGGTCAGGCGGTTGAGTTGTGCGGCGGCGAAACCCCGCTGCTGCGCGGCCGGCGGCGGGGTGCGGCGGAAGAGGCGGAAGATGTTGCGGATCTTGTCGGCGATGGTCATCAGAACCTCAACTGCACGCGGCCGGATTTCTTCGGCCCGACGGATTCGCGGACCTCGCGGCGGTAGCGGTCACGCAGCAGGAGCAGGTCGGGAATCGACAGGCTCTTGAGCTGCTTGTCGCCGATCTGGTATTCCGCTACGCCCATGTCGCGCGACTCGATCCAGGCTTCAAGCGCATCCAGCGTTTTCTGTGCGTGCGTGCGCGCATCGATGCCGGAGACGGCCGCGGCGAAGCTCGGCAGAATGGTGGTCGAGCCGGTCGCGGTGGTGTAGGTCTTTCCGGACTTGGTGACGCGCTCCTGCCAGGCATAGGTGCCGGCAGCCCAGGCGCCCGTGGTGGCGGTGGCGACTTCGACCAGGTGGCTTGCTCCGTCGGCGCTGGCGCTGATGGCGATCTGCACGCCGGTCTTGACCAGCACGTAAGCCAGGGTCCAGCCGTCGTTGGCAGGGTAGTCGGAGAGGGTACGGCGCCAGGTGGCGGTGTCGCCGGCCCGCAAGGTGGCGGGTACGGCGGTCGGGATAGGATGACTCATGCTTGCGTTTTACTCCGGAGGTGTCACGCGGGTAAGGCGGGCGGGGTGACAGCCGATTACCCCGCCACGCGATACACATGCTGCCGGCTCACGCCCAGCCGTTCGGCGACTTCGGCCGCGGAAAGCCCGGCGGCACGGGCGGCGCGGATGGCGGCATGGCGCTCCTGGCAGTTCATCGCCGCGACGCTGACGATGTAGTGCCGATCGCCGCCCTGCTCCTGCCTGATCTTGCGCTCCAGCGGCCGCAGGTGTTCGCGCGGCAGTTGCATTTCGGCGGCGACCAGATCGAGGGCGAACGAAAGAAAATCCATGGGCTACCATCCAATGGTGGGTGCAATGCGGCGCGGTGGCGCGGGGCGTTTTTTCGGTTGCGGTGCGGGGGCGGCCGCGGGGTTGGCGTTGGCTGGTACGGCTTTTTGTAATTCCGGCGCTTTGCTTTCTGTTTCTTGCGGCGCCGAAAACAGATCGAGTATTGCGGGTTGCACTTTTTCTTCAAGAGCGGTCCAGAACTTGGCTGGCTTCTTGGCAAGTTCGAAATGCGTTTCCAGCCACACGATGTAAACGGCGCAGTCCCAGGCTTCAACGCGCTTGCGAAGGGGTATCCATCGGGTTTCGCTGGCGCCCGTTCCCTGGCGTTCGGCGCGGGCTTCTCCGGCGAGCTGCTTGAACCATTCGTCGGTGAGTTCGTCGGAGAAGTGCATGTAACCGGGTCCGTAGCGCGTGAGTTGCAGACGGCTGTGCAGGAGGTCTTTTGCGAGGTTTGTTCCGACGTGCCAAAGGAGCAGGCCGCGCTTCTTGATGCGGCCGCGCCAGTCGATGTCCACTTTTTGAACGCCATTTTTGATGTGCTTCTCACGGCCTGGAGATCCGCGAAGGGCAAAGACGTTGCGGTGGAAGTGGCGAAAGGCGAAATCGTAGACGGCTTGTGTGAAGTGACCGCCGGTGTCGATGGATGTCGCAAAGATGCGCAAGGTTTTTCCGCTGGCGTGCTGAAATTCGGTATCAAATAGGAGTTCTTCAAGGTCGTTCCATACCGCATCTTCTCCGGGGCTTCCGTAGTAGATTTTGTGAGCGATGGTCCAGGTCTGGCAGCCACGACCATAGCCGCGCACGGTGGCTTCGAGGCGGTTGTCTTGCGTATCGACGGCGCACAGCAGCAGGACGCAGCCCATCGGGACAGTGCCCAGGGCGTAGGGTTCGGCGCGCGCCTTGATGTCGTCGGCGTCAGTTTTCTCGAGGGCTTCTTCCCACGGCTCGCCGAGGGTGGTATTGACGAAGGCTTTCATCAGGCCGTTGTCTCCGGCCTGCTTTTTTTTGTGCGCTGCCCAGAAGTCGCGCAGGATTTGCGGCCAACTGGCGGCCGGACTGTAGGCGGTCCACACGCCGAGAAAGGCGAGGTGTCGCGGTGCCGGCAGGATGTTCCCGGCGGCGTCCTTGAAAACGCCGTTGCCATCGAGAAAGATGCTGAGGTCTTCGTTGGCAAATATTCCGCGGTTCCAGGCGGAGAGGTATTCGCCTTGCGTGATCAAACTGGCGCAATGCGGACAAAGGTGGCGAACGCTGTCCTGGTCGGGCTCTCCTTCTTCGTTTAGATGCCATTTGAATCCATGCGGTTCGTCCTTGCCACCCCAGGTGATCAAGTGCAGTTTTTCGCAATGTGGGCACGGGATGTAAAAGCGGAAGCGCTCGTCGGCCAGCAGGGTGCGGTCTTCGATCAGGCTGAACCCTTTGGATTTCGGGGTGCCGCCGACGACCATCTTCGGGAATGTGGATCCTTCGGCACGCTTGGCGGCGAGCGTGTAGGGGTCGCCTTCCTTTTCCACGTCGCGGTCAAAGGCATCTGCCTCGTCGATGTAGCCGACGTCGATCGAGATGCGGCGGTAGTTTTTTGCGGCCTTCCCGCCTTTGAGGTGCAGGGTGCTGCCAATGAAATTCTTCTGGCTGAGGGTGTTGTCCCGGTGGCGTGAGATGTGCGATGGGAATACGTGCTGCATGATGGCGACGTCGCGCAGCATGGTGTCGAGTTCGGTCTTCACGAATTCGGTGCGGTCGTCGTCTGTCGGTTGCCACATGGCTTGATTGCGGCGCTTGTGCTCTGCGAAATACCCGATCGCGGCCAGCATGATCTTGGTGTTTCCCGTTCGAGCGGATTTCATCCAGTCGACTTCTTCTATCTCGTCGTTCGAGATACAGGCCATGATGGCCTCCTGATAGGGCCAGGCTTTCCATGCCTGCTCGTCGTATGAGGATTCGGTCGACAGGTAAAAGTGCTTTGCGGCCCATTCAGCGAGGCTGAGCGGGTCGGGGATGGCAAACCCCTTCAGCCCGGCGACGAGGGATTCGGCGACGGCGAGCTGCTGGATCTGGTTGATCTCGGAGAGGTCCATCAGTCGTCCGGGTCGTCAGCGATGGGTTGGTCGTCGTCTGCATCCGTATGGTCTTCGTTCAAGTCTTCGATGCGGATGGCGGCGGCGAT